TCCTTTTCCTCCTGTAGTATTAAAAGTAACCGTGTCCTGAGTCTTTCCTAGTGCCCGTGCTGCTATATCAGCATCATTAGCCTCTGCCATCTGCCGGAATACTTCATTGTGTCGGAAAACGAGGGATCTATTACTTTTATGGGAGGTAATATCCGAAACTATATCTCTATAATTTCCTCCAGTCATGATTGCATTTCTAATTATCCAATCTTTTGCAGCTTGTTGTTTAACGGGATCGGAATCATCTTCAACAGCCTCTTGGACCATTTTAATTCTAGCTTGTCTTTCAAATAGTTCCGCTGCCACCTCTCTAGTTGCTGCGTTTTTAAAGTCTGCATCTCCCCCTAAAAAAGTTTGACCTAGTTCAGTTTCTTTCGCTTGATCATAGGATAACTTACCCTGTATAATTGTTTGCAACTCACTACAGACTTGCTCTGGTTGAGTAGATTTTATTTTACCATTAGAAGTATAGGTATTCCCATCCCTAACCGACTTTCCCATCGCAGCTATATCACTTTCTAATTGTTCTTCGAACCCTAAGAATGCCTCCCACCGATCCTTCCCAGGTCCTGTAGTAATATCACCAAACTGTAGTTCGTCTGCCCATTCGGTGAAGCCCTCTTGGAACTTTTTATCCTCAGCAGCTACTTGGACAGGGTTGCCTTGGTCATCAACTATAGGAGTACCTTTCTTGTCAACAGCATCCTTACGAAAGTCCCCACGAATAGCCGCCCTTCTTCTTGCTGTATTATTATATTCTCCTAGTTTAGCCTTACCGATCTCGTCCTTCTGGTCTTTTTGCCCAACCCCAAGTTCCCACATTTTTCCATCAGAACTTCTCCTAAGTGCTTTTTCTGGGTCCAACTCTAGTAGTTTACACGCAGCTTCAGCCTTCGCCTTATTCTTATCCTCGTAGTACAAAACAGTGTCGCTCCTCCCCCCAGAGCCCCCTTCTGTACTTAGATCTCCAGCGGAATCTGCGTCCATAGCTTTAGCAAACTGCATATGTCTTAATATAGTCATCATGGCATACCTAACTAATGGCCTACCTCCATCTGTAGAAGCCAATTCAGCTTGTTCCAGAAGGACTTGTTCCCCAGACCAGGAATCAAAAGTTCTAGCTGTCTCAGCGTCTCCAGATTCGTCCAATCTTGCTCTGGACCACTCTATAAGTCTTTGTCCTTTACCTCCAATATAAACAGCGATATCCCTTAGAGAAGCTGAAACTGCATCATCACGGGCCTTACCAGCGGGTAAACTTTGAGCCTTAGAAAGTGCTACAGCAGCAACCATACATTTCTCATCAACAGTTGATCTAATTGTATTAAGACCTGTACCTCCTGGGGATACTGGTCCCGCCAATGTCTTTAGTTCTACTTCTTCACATCGTTTTTTAACAGCCGCTAAAGCGTCAATTTGTAAATCATTCATGGTGTTAATCACCACTCCTGTTTCCTGATTACCACCAAAGATTAATAATTTATCATCATACATACCAACTTTTTTATTAATATTTTCGCAATCCTCATCTTTTGCCTTACCTGTCAAAAATTTCATAAAATCTCTATGATTTTGTGCCACTTTAACTATTAATCCAGGAGGTATTTGTTCAGTCTCACCTTCTACACCTATGGCTTGTCCGTTAGCTAATTTATAACCCCAGGCTGCGTTCCCCTGCCCTGTTGCAAACATTCCAGGAAACTCACAATACTTTGGCTTAGGTTTAATTGTTACACTAAGACAATATTTCTTTAAATCTTTAAAAGTTTCTTGTATAGCCTCTACACCCGCTGATATATTATTTGGATCGGTCGGATCAACACTGTATAAAGATTCTCCTGTTTCCTCATTTATCCTTTCTAAGAAAACCGCATCTGCTTTGTTTCCTAGGTCTTCCCATCGCTTTTGTTCTGCTTCTGCTTCTTGTTGGGCTTTAATAGCAGCAGCTTGTTGTACTGTTCTGGCAACACCATCCTCCTCTCCTGTTTCAGCACCCGCTACAAACTTACCCACAAATTTTTCAAACTGATCAGGTTTAGCTTCTAGTTTAGGAGATATTGTAACATCCTTCCCATTAATTATTCCTACTTCTCCAAAGGAAACTCCTGAGTTAGCTTTGATTACTTGCTGTCCTATAGTCTCAGCACTTCTTGGAGCCGTAACTTCTTCTTCTCCTTCTGGTGGTCTTACTGGTAGCCCTGTTGCGGCTGTCCCTCCTTTACCAGGACCAACATAAAACTTAATTTTAATTCCCGTAGGTGTTGTAAGTTCTTTTTTTTCCTTATTAGTTCCTTTTTGAATATCAGCCAAATTGTCTTTCATGAATGCTACTGCTGCACCAACACCATCAACTGCTTGATCTTGACTCACAGAAACTTTATCTTCAGGTTTGACTTTTGGGGTATCCGCTTCTAAGATATAAGTAAGTTTAAATGTACGCTTCTTAAGCTTTTCGTAGCTCTCCATTAGGTCTGAGAAGTAATCCATAGTATATTATAGCCAAGTTAAACAGGCTCAGTCTGCTTTTAACCACAGACTGAGCCATAGATACCTAAACATCACCTCCCTAGTTAAGATGGGTTAGCGTAGTTATAAACATTCATGAAATCATACTTGAAGTTCACAGTCAGTTGGTGGAATTGGTTTTGAGTATAGTTAAACTCTGAAGCAGACCATGAGGTTGGGTAAACCCCATAAAGCTCTACAGTAGAGTGAGGAGTCATCGTGTTATCAAGCATGACGATCTCCACTTTATCAGCTTTAAAAGTCTGTCCAGCAGTGCCTCCAGGCTGTGCGCTCTTAGTCATCTCACCAGTGATAGGATCGTAGGTGTGACGGAAGTAGCGGTACAGATCAGCAGCCGTTTCACGAAGATAGAGATTGTCGAAGTCCACCTGAAGCTCACCAGGAGTGGTCTTACCAGGGTAGAAAACCTTATCGTTGATACGATCAACAGTAATCGCTTCGTTCTTCATTTCCAACCCACCAACTTTCTTGGCAGCCAGAGTGAGATCAGCTTGGTTCGTCACATCTTCAGGAAGCCCAAAGAAGTGAATCTCAAATTGATATGCCCTTACCGAATCAAGATCAGTTGAAATGGTGGGGAGACCCTGACCAGGGGTGAACTTACGGTCATACTTAGTCTTGTAATAAGATGTTGCCATTATTTAATTCCTTAGAGAGAACCTAACTGAGCCGACTGGTTCGTTAGGTTGATTTCGAAGATGAGGATCTCAGCAGTCTTGGTAGGCTTAATGAGAACCTTAGTCCAAAGTTCATTGCGATCAATTCTAACAGGAGTGTTAGTAGTTTCATCACAAACAACACGGAACTCGGTGATGCCTCTTCTTCTACGGATATCATCGAGGAAGGGGTTAAGAACACCTTCGATTTGTGACCAAGTGAACTCATCGTTAGGCTCGAAAACAAATCGCTGGGTCGCTGCAAGGATAACCTTGCGAATGTAGATCATAAGTCTGCGGATATTAATTCTATCCAAAGCAGTTGCAGATCTTTGAGTAGTTCTTTGACCAAAGATGGTGATACCTTGTTGCGGGAAGGAAACGATTGGGTTAACAACATTGCCTCCACTGTAAAGGCTGTCTCTGTCACCTTGGTTCAGTTTGACTTCCACCTCGGTAGGCTTCGTGAGACGACCTCTACGATATCCCGCAGGAGCAAACCAGCTATCAGCCACAGCGTCTGTGAAAGCCATCTGACGGGCTCCGAAGACCGCAGGATCGTACCAGCGATCTTTGCCGTCGAAGGTGCTGAACACCTTCACCCAAGGCCAGTAGATAGCAGCATAAGAACTATTAATTGCCGCAGTTCTAGACCCACCAGTAGAGGAAGATTTACCGTTACTCCAATCAATAGCATCCTGAACCGTTCCCACTGCAACAGGAGGCGAGACAAGAGCAAGGAAGTTTTGAGTAGTTTCCGCTAACGTGATAAGGTTATTCTGAACCGATTGGTTTTGAACTCCTGGGACCAAAGCAATTCCAATGTTAAGAGTCGGGTCATCAAGAGATTGCATACCAGTCTTAGGCTCAACAGAAGCATCTCCAATCAAGGCAGTTGCGTTAGCACTGTCAGATCCTGTGCCGTTATCTCCACCAGCCATACTGGTAGCTGTCGCAGGAACAAGCTTGTTCCATCTAGAGGCAGCATCAGAGACTCTGGATTGCGAGACGGGGGATTCTGTTCCATCCCCTGCGGGTTCTGCCCATTGATAATCTACTTGGAATTTAGTTGTTCCCATCAAAGTACTTAAAAGATCGGAATAATTCGTTAGTTCGGTTGCGGTAGCATCAGCATCATCCTTAACCAAATTACCTTTAATAATATCAGAGGTAACATTAGTCTCGCCAGTGTTAATAACATTTTCAACAAAAGCACCTGAGCCAACAAAACTACACTTGAAAGTTTCTGCTGTAGTACCATCTTGATTAACATTAACATTAAAGTTTTGTGACCCTAGATCCGCAGCAGTAATGCTGTTACCACTTGTATTGCCATCCGTCCTAGTTCCAGCATTGTAACCCGCTCCAGGATGTAAAGACTCCACTTTATAGGCAGCGGAATTCGTTCCTGTGGTAAGAATACTTCCACCGTAAACCCTTACAGCAGAAGCATAAAGACCAGAAACACCATAAGCCGTTGTTCCACTTGCAGGGGTAGTTGCCATTAAGGCAGAAACGCCACCATTAGTAGCACCAATAGTTGTTGGAGCGAAGGAAGTACCACTACAAGCAGAAACACCAATAGAAGCACCAGAACCAGCAAAGCTTCCGACAATAGCACCAGAAAGACCTAAACCAGTAGCATCAGCACCAACAGCCCCATCAAAGAAACAACCAACCTTATCAGCATCTAAGCCACCACCGACAATTTTGCGAATTGCCTCAGCTTGGCTAGTAGCAGTACTCGCAGGAATACTAAAGTCCTTACCTGCACTAGAGTTGTCAGGATACTGAGCCGTTCCTGCGTTATCATAAACTTGAATTCTTAAAGTAAGAGGTGTTCCAACTCCAAAACCTTCCCCAGCAGTATAAGCAGCACCACCAGAAACTATAACAGCAGGACAAGCACCAATACCCATAATAGCAGACGCATCAGCAGCCGAACTACCTGCGGCTCTTACGAAGTACATGCTGTTGGTTTGCTCTAAAATTTCTAGTGCGCCCTCAAGAGCTTGACCACTAATGGATTCACTTGGAGAACCAAAAGTACTAATAAGGTTATTTTGGCTAGTGATTAAGGTAGCCTTGTTCGTGGGACCCTTACTAGCAAACCCGACGATACCAACAATAGAGGTATTAATTGACGGGGCGTATTCTGAAATATCTTTCTCAATGGTGTATACACCAGGGCTTACATAATTTACCATTTAATTTCTCCTAAGCGTTAGAAATCTTAAAGATCCTACGTCGATGTAGGGTTTTGATCTGTTCTGTGATGTAGCTCTCGGGAACTACAAGGCTTTCCCCTGGCTTCATACTCCTCTCCTTACATCCTTTTTCTGTACTGAAGTAGACGGTGAGGCACTGAAGACTATCATTTTTTACAACTTTCATAACTAATTCCTTCCTTTATTATGTACTACAGGCCGACCCTTTTTATGAAAACTTTTTACCCACATTCTGTATTCACTGCTACTGTAAGAGTGGGGGCACTATTCTTCTCATCTTTCTCTGTTGCAGTATTGTAAATATCGGCATAAATACCAAACGCATATTGTATATTACTAGTATAGTACAGATCTGTATACTGGAAAGTGCCTGAGAAAGTCTCTCCTGGATCTAAAGATCCTATAGATTGTTGTGCGACTAGCTCAACATCAGGATAAAATTCAAGAGAATCCATTGTTAGTATGGCTTGATCGGGTGCGTCAGTTCCATTTAAGAATCGCCAAAAACCTACTACAAATGGTTGGGAAGTATCATTCCCACTATTCACAACGGTATAAGAGTAGGTTGGTGCAGGGGGAGGAGGGGGCGCAGGAGGCGCAGGAGGCTGTCCTGTATAACAATAATTCATCGCTGCTTGCATATTTGTAGGAGGATAATGTCCTTGCCCAGAAGCAAAAAGCTCTGTTAAATTAACAGAAAAGCTTTGCATCCTGATGTCTGGGTTAGGAGCATCTGCTGTATCTCCCGTATCAACCGAAAATCCAGTACCTGCGACAACCTTAGACTGCCCTGCTATTGTTGTTGCAGCCGCATGGGGTGATTTACCATGTGTTGTTATTGCATCTCCAGGTAGAGAAACCTTATCACCTTCTACAAACACACTTTGAGATCCTGGGCCTATAATCAATCCACCAGCAGTGTCTGTTTGGACTCGGGATATTCCCTTACCTCCAATTTTCACTCTGCTACTTCCTGATTGGGAATGTCCACAGGTTGCGGCAGTAGTGGCTACACAAATAGGATCAGCCATTAACTAGTCTCCACTTTAAATTCTTCAATCTTACCAGTCGAAGTGTAAAGAAACTTAGGACTAGGGATGTATGTTCTTAAGACTATGTTCAGAGTTTTCTTAAGAACCCTATCAGCCTTGTCTGCTACTGCAACCTGACCCACATCGTCCTCAGAGTCTAAGTATGCTTTGGCTAGTGTGGAGAACTCTGTTGGAACCTGCATTTCAGGATTAAACTTTAATCTAATCTGTTCAAGAATTTGATCCATGTCGGACATATACTTAGTCCAGATATTTAATTGATACTTAACATTCACTGCCCTAGGGGCTAGACTAAGAACTCTGAAAGCTCTATTCTTTTCTGCATCCCAGTAGCTCTCGTTAACTAAAAGACTTTCAGTTTTCTGTCGAGCAGTATCATTGTCTGAAGTTGTTTGACCTATAGAAATGATCGGAAGAATAATATTATTTTCTTGCTTCAACTTGGCAATAGCTCTCTCAGCATTAGCATGGATACACATGATACTATTAAACTTCTCCTCTGAATCAATATATCCTACATCGTTAAAGGATGCGATCATAGAGCGTAGAGATTCTCTGTAAACAAAAGAGATGTTATTCTTAGCTTGGGTCATTTTGTAAATTACTTTACGCACATCTCCTTCCCTAGTATCCCATCTGTCATTCCTACTTGTAAATGTGGAGGCATCCCATGTAGTAAGAACAGTATCAGGCATTGATACGGTGTTTTTAGATGCTCCATAAGTAACTTCATAAAGATCTACTGGCTCCCCTGCTGTCGCATCCCAAGATACAGAAGCTCCATCATAGTTTATAATCTCCTCTAAAGTTACAGGGATAACATAGTGAGGAATAGTAGGGGATCCAAGATATTCAGAAGAAACATAAGGTAATCCTGAAACCGAAAACTTCAAATCCATATGGCTATCAGCAGAAGGTGGATGTGAATCTAAAGTAAGTAAAGTACTTAATCCAATAGCTTGTAATTCCTTTAGTCTAGAAACCCCGTCCCTGTCTATTATAGATAAATAAAGATTTGCCATTTTTCCAGGGAAAGGAATCATATTTCCAGTGTTTAATGCCATAGCTCCAGCGACAAACGCAGCATTATTAGGTGTGATTCCCCAATTCCAACTTGCAACTTGAGTGTCACTAATGATCATTCGTCTATACCTGCATACCCCCCAAGTTCATCGCTGACCTGGGTAAGAGGGGTGTCCTGAACATCAGGAGCATCACGGAGGAGTTTAGCAGAGCATACTAAGTGGTACACACCATACGATTCAAAGCTATCCTCAACAACTTCGAAAATTTCATACCTTTGATCTTGGAAAAAAGGCTTAATAACATCTCCAGGGATCACAGACCTACCAAGCTTCCTTTCAATGTAGCTCTTGTTGAAAGTAAAGAGTTGATCATTGGTTAACTCAATACCAAACTGGGTAAGTTCCTCACTCATGGAGATTGGATCGTAGTGACCATGAACTGTAATTCCTTGTTTGGCTACAGGCTTGTTACGAGACTCCATGTAAACAGGATCATAGTCAGCAGACTGATAATACTTGTAGAAAGAGAACTTAGAACCAGCAAGACGAATCATCTCATCATCAACCAAGTTGAAGAGGTTAATATCTGGATTCTCCTGATCGAAGAGGTTAAGAAGACTCTCTCCCTCATCAAGGTCAGGAAGCTCAGGTAGCCTCGTCGTCGCTTTGTAGTTCTTCTTTGCCAATTACTGATCTCCAGCGTCATGAACTTTCTTCCTGCTATGGTAAGCATCTGCTTCTGCATCTTTTCTAGTTTCCCCACCAAGGCGAGGAGAGCCTTCAACAGACTTACCAGCCTTAACGGCTGCTCTTCTTCGGTTCATAGATCCTTGAATAGCATCTTTAGTTCTTAGGTTAGTTTTTACGCCGAGTTTTTTATCTACATTAGCCTGAGTTGTTGCCACCTCTTTTTTAACTAGAGGATCTTTGATTTTCCCACCAGTATCTGAAACTCTACCTTCTGGGTCTCCTGCTTTTGCCGCTATCCTCTTTGCGGTAGGACCAGCTTCCCACTCCATTAATTTTTTAACATAACTATTCATGATTTTGCCTTCCGTTTGTGTTTTCTTTTCTTCTTTATCAGCCATACTTGTTGCTGCCTGAGATCCAGCACGAAGAACAGCCGCTCTTACCTTTGGATTTTTAGCAACTTTTGTAAGTGCTTTTTTTATCACAGCAGCTTTGCCTTCCTCTTGAACTTCAGCAGACTTATTCTGAGCCGCTAATTCTTTTTTCTTCTTATCTTCATCAGACGCTAAAGCCTTCCCAGCAACCTTCTTTACAACGCTGCCCACTACTGCCCGACCCGCCATAGCGGCAACAGCAGGAAGAAGCTCATCAATTCTAAAGCCCATAGCTTCAGCTAAATACAAGCCCATCCTTCTATACTCAGAAGAAGAGTTTACTTTTCCTGGCTTTTCTCCTGGCTTATAGGGAGGTACAGGCTTCGTATGCGTAAGTCCACCCATGCGCGGAGGCTTGCCTCCAGATCTTTTGTGTATTTCTGCTCTCTTTTTATCGACAGCCTTTTGTCTTGCTGCTGCAACAGCATCATCAGATTTTTTCTCCCCCGCTTCTAATCGTTTAGCTGATTCTTCATCACCCCTCTTTCTACGATCATCAATATCCTTTTGAAATTCGGGGCTGCGATCTTCGTTATTGAGTTCTTCATCAGCAAGTTTTTCATCATGTTTCTTAACTGCATCTTTACCAGCTTTCATAATCTTATCTCTAAAGTGTTGGATCCCACCAGGATGCCCCTGCTTCGCTTTTCCCATAGCCTTCTCTACAGCGTCAGGAGCCTCAGGCTTCTTGGGTTTTTTCTTAGATTCTTCTTTTGCGGCTTTATCAGCAGCAGCTTCGTCAGTCTCTTCATTCTTAGTTTTCATAATCTTTTTTCCTTTCTTTGCTTTGGTTTCGTTTTTCCAACCACCATGTTGAAAATCATCTGACGCATTATCAGAAGTTTTTGAAGAATACCCTGTAGTATCATCAGCAGCAGGAGTCCAATAACCTTTTTTAGTCTCCTCAGCTTCCCACTTATCATCGTGTTCATCTCCAAGCTTCTTAGCTTGTTTTCCTGCTCCAGGCTTTATAACTTTAGCTGCAATAGCTTCTTTAAGTTTTTTACCAGTAGCATAACTTTGCTTAGTGGAGTCCTGACAAATAGCAATAGCTGCTCCTATATCTTTGGACTTCTTTACTTTATCGACACAGCGATGTACTTTTGTTCCTTTAGGCATGATTAAAACATTGTGAACGCAGGAGGTTCTTCAATTTCTGAGAGAAGCTCTTCTTTAAGCTTTTCTTTTTCAGCCACACTTTGTTGCATCAGGGCATCACCGTTTAAACTTGCGCCTCCCCCTGGAGATGGAAGTGATTTATATTTCCCTCTTACTTCTCCTAGAACTCCTTTACATACAGCTAAGGCATAGCGTTGAATCCAGTTCTTGTAGTAGGGGTGCATGGTGTAAGAATCCAAAGCTCTATAAACTAGAATAACCGTTTGGCTATTGTTAACAGGAGTTGGATATAATTGTAAGATATTTCCATTAACAACATCCCAAGAACCTTCTTGGCTTAGAATCTTTCTGATCATTTCTAAGTGCTGTTGCATCAGATAGAAGTCTGAAACTTGGAAGTTACTAAAGAGGAAGTTATCTTGGAAGTACTTGATAAAGAAATCAAACTCCAAGGTTCCAGCCATGTTCTGGAGACTTAGTAACGATTTCTTGTAACAAACATAGCTTAGATTATAAGCTATATGCATGGGTAACACATAAGCGTTTACCCCTGCTGAACATTGAAAGGTTGCACACTGAGTTGTCCAGAAAGGAGCATGATAATCTAGATTGGTTATCGCCTCATCAATTGCAGTCTTAATTTGAAAGGGAGTAAGTTCAACCCTAACTACGGGATGTCCTAATCTTGCAAGGACAAAATCGTGAATAGTTTGCTCAAAAGGATCAAGCTCAACTCCATCAGACAAAAGACCTTTATTTAATTTAAAGGAATCAATAGCAGTAGAATACAAATCAGTATCCCCAAGGTTTCTACCTCCGTAGTTACCAAAGGTATCACCATATCCCATCAATATTGGGTCAACTTTAGGTGCCGCTGCTGCTCTTGCCATGATTTTCCTCTATAAAAATGTTAGGTTTAGAAGATTTTGCAGGTCTCCCCTTCTTCTTTTTCAGTATAGGTTTATTAATTAATTCTAAATATCTAGAAGTAACTAAAGTCTTTGATTCAAATAATTCTGACGGTCTAATCTCTACTACTTCACCATCAATGTGAAGAAGCATATTCCACCTACATCTGCTTCGATATTTATACATAATGTTCTAAAGTATATAGGAATGAAAGAGGGCCAGAGGACAAAAAACCTCTGGCCCTCGTAAACATTTAATTACCTAGTCAGATCAAGTCACAGTCGTAGTGCCTAGGACACTGGTGTTACGAGAGAACGGGCTGAACAGGTAGTTACTCGTAGGACCAATAATTCTGATCACACGGTAGAATCTGTTCATAGGCTCAATCTGCACCTTGCCGTAACGGGTCAAGATACCCTTCCTGGGCTGGAAGGACTCGGGATCCGTGATGGTAGGCAGTTGCTGGAGAGGAATGTACGGAGAGTACACATAACCAGCATCCATAGCGTTTTGGCCTTTGTAACCGACAAGAATCTCATCAGTCGGGAACATAGGATCAACATACAGGTCATAGCGACCCATAAACTTGCCCTTATACTCAATGCTGTTCCGACCGATGTTGGTCGGAGCATCACTAGGCATCACACCACCTTCCAGCTTGGCAGCACTCTCAAGAAGAGAGCAAACAAGCGGAGAGGTCAGCAGCCAATTACCAGGACCACGCATCGTGGTGCGGTAAATGTCCTGCGAAGCGAGGTTAATGATCGCAAGCAGGTTTGAGTAGATTTCGCCAACATGACGAGGATACATAGTCGGGCTTTCCTGACTGAAATCAATCACGAAGATATTGGAGTCCGTTTTAGCGGAGCCAAACTCAGTATTGCTTCCAGTACCTTGAGATCCACTGAAATCGTAGGTGAATTGCGCGGGAACGAAAGTACCCGTTGCAGCCGAGTTACCATCAAGACCAGGGAAGGCAGTTCCAGCAGTACCCATACTGATGTAGTTGCTATCCATGATGTTTTGATTCACACCACCGAGGTTCTTACCACTCATACCGTAAGCGATCATGCGAAGGTCTTCGACAAGTTCACGGTCGATCTCAAGCTGAAGTTCCTTCGAAAGAAGGTCCGTCAGTTCACGCTCAAGGTCGAGGTTGTGATAAGCCTTAAGGTC